TGAGATAGGCTTGTCTGTTACAATGATTGTAGCAGTTCCTGTGTTCTCATTGATTCTTAGTTTTCTAAAGAATACACTCATAATTATAAATATTTAATTAAGTTGTTGAGGATTACTTACGGGGGTATCCCTGCCTCAATATATAGCTGGGGAGCAGAACCATAGTACCTCTTACGCATGCCATACATACAACTTTTTGGTGGGGGAAAAAATTTTTTTATATCCGGTGGGACAATATTAACAAAAGAAATACTTTTATAAAATCTTTAAATTGACTATATTGTTCTTATAGAAGAGTTACTAACTAATTATATAACATGGGAAATTGGGAAAATGATCCTGAAGAGGAATCAAATGGTTTGACAGAAGTGGAGCAAATGCAGTTAGATGCAATATTATTAGAGACTGCATACAACAATGCATGGCAGGTACTGTCCGGAAAAGTAACTTTTGACATAATGATGAAAAAACAGTTTAGCAAGGGTAATGAATTAATTTTACCTTATGATCCTGAGAAGGGTCCCAAAAAAGATGAGTTAGAAAATATGATTGCATATTACATAGAGACAGAGGAATATGAGAGGTGTGCTAAATTAACACAATTACTAAAAGAGAAATATGGCAACTAAGAAAAAGAAAAAGGGTCTATGGGCAAATATAAATGCTCGTAAAAAGGCAGGTACGTCTAGATCAAAAAAGAATAGTACTATAACAAAAAAAGCCTACGCTAATATGAAAAAAGGTTTTCCAAAGAAAAAATAATAATTTAAATTAAAAAAAATGAGCACAATACTACAAGACATGATGGGCATGTTAAAAAGAAACGGTACAGTTACCCCTCAAGCGGATAACTATATTACAGTTGCTAGGTTTCCAAATCCACAAGAAAGACTTAAGCCAGCACCTAAATTACAAACAGAACTAGTAACACTAGCTAAATTAAAAACATTCTTTAATGCAGGTGGGGATATACAACAGTTATCTATTGCAGGACAAGTATTGTCTTTGACTAATGGTGGGTCAGTAACATTGCCAGATGAGTATGTTAATGCAGCAGTATTTAATGGAGCAACAGATAAAATAACTTTAACTAGGGTAAGTGGAAGTACTATTCAAATAGACATGAACCGTAAAGATGTTAATGAATATGTTAATCTCACATTAATTGAAGCAAACACTGCAGCACCAGTACAATTACCAGNAGCAGCACAAGGCCAATTATTTATAGTAGCTAGTGCAGGTGCAGGAGCTAATGCAACAGTTAATCTACCTAATGCAAGTGCTACAGCATGGGTATTTAGAAAAATTACTNTTACAACAAACGGAACTACATCAGGTTCAAGAACATTAACATTGAATGCTGCAGGCTCAGAAAATATTAATGGTGCAGGAACTCTTGTATTAAATAAATTATATGCATCAGTTACATTATGGTCAGATGGAACTAATTGGATTGTTTTATCCTCATCACAAGTANCAGTTGTATAAATGAGAGTTATTATATTATTTATTTTTATAGGAATTATGTTTAGCTCTTGNAGATCAAGTAAACNTTGTGAAGGATTGGTTAGTGTAGAACAAATAAAATAATGAAAGATTTAAGTTTAAATATTGGAAATATAATTTGGATTATAGGTATTATATTTACTATGGGTTTAGCTTATAGTCAAATAGCACATTTATCAGATGATATAGTAGTGCTAGAAGCAAGACTAGAAAAAAAAATAAAACTTATTAATGAATCAGAAGATAGAATTGTGGATTTAGAAAAAGAACTTATTAGACTACAAGAGTCAAAATGTAAACATAAAAAATAATGAAAGGAGTAAAACACTATTTAAAGAATGGAAAGGAATGGAAAGGTGGTAGTCATAAAATGTCTAATGGTAAATTACATACTGGTAAGACACATACAAAAACTAGTAAACCTTTAGTTCATTTTAAAGAATTATCTAAAAAAGCAAAACTAATAGCAAAAAAATAATGGCAACTAAAAAAGATGGTAGATTAGCAAAGGCAGGAGTCTCTGGGTATAATAAACCTAAGAGAACTCCTTCTCATCCAAAAAAATCACATGTTGTTGTAGCTAAAGTAGGAGACAAAGTGAAGACAATACGTTTTGGTCAACAAGGTGTTAAGACTGCAGGTAAACCTAAAGCAGGTGAGTCAGATAAACAAAAGGCTAGACGTAAGAGTTTTAAAGCTAGACATGGTAGAAATATAGCTAAAGGTAAAATGAGTGCAGCATATTGGGCTGACAAAGTAAAATGGTAGATTATGACAGAAACAGATTTAAAAGAATTAGGATTTAACAAAGTATTAATTTCTGAAGATGAACATAGTGGCTTTTGTTTTGAAAAACAATACGGAGGTATAGTATTTATTTCAGGTAATAATGATGAAGCTATAGAAGACGGAACTTGGTATGTTACTACACCATGCCAATCATTTAGTTTTACATCCTATAATGATATGAAAAGTATAGTAGATTTATTTGATCATAATAGGATTTCTTAAAATATATACCTAAACTTTTTTTATTTAAACTATTTTTGTATATCTTTGTCAATATTAACTTAAATATTGAAAGATGGCAAAAGAAACCAACACCAATCCACTTACTGACAAAGATCCTCAACTTAGCAAAGAAGAATTAGCTGAACGTAGAGAAGAAATTACTAACTTTTATAAAGATAANATNCCTCATTTAGAAGTTCAGGCTGATTATGAAATGTTATTAGCACAAATTGAGAAATCAAGAGCTGAGAGAATGCAAGCTCAAATGTTTATGGCTCAGCAATACAGTGAGCAAAATAAAGCAGGAGTAGATCCNAATTCAGAAGAAGGTCAAGCTTTTAAAGAAGCAATGGAAAAAGCTACAAACCCAGAATAATATGAGACAGCTAAAACTGGGAAGTAGAGGTTCTGATGTTATAACTTTACAACAGAAGTTAAAAATTTTAGCAGATGGACACTTTGGCCCTATTACAGAAAAATATGTAGAAAGATTTCAGTTAGATAAAGGCTTGCCAGTAACTGGTATAGTAGATAATGATAATTGGGTATTGTTACTTAATATAGAAAATATAACGTTTGATGAGATAGATGAAGATACTGATATTAATAAACAATACTATACTACTCAATATGATCAAGTTATACATAGACATTATTTACCTAAAGGGGAGTATATAAAAGGTCCTATACAAAATGACTATATATTTTTACATCATACTGCAGGTAATGCAAATCCTTACGCATGTATTGATATTGGGGTAGAGATACAAGAGGTAGAATAGCTACTGAATTTGTATTAGGCGGAATAAATCACAGAACTGGTAATGATGATTATGATGGTATAATGGTTCAAGCTTTTCCTGAAGGTGCTCAAGGTTGGCATTTAGGTAGAACAGGCTCAGGACATATGAACCGTCATTCTGTAGGATTAGAAATATGTAGTATGGGATATTTAAATAGTAAAGATATGACTACATATGTAAAAAGTAAATGCCTTGAAGATCAAGTAGTAGAGCTTCCAGAAATGTTTAAAGGTTATTTACACTGGCACAAATATAGTGATGCACAAATTGAAGCAACAGAAAAGTGGATAAGATATATAGGGGAGAGAGACCAAATTGATATTAGATTAGGGCTTAAGCAATTTATTAAAAAGCATGGTCCAACTAAAGGGTTTGGATTTCAGGAAGATGCACACTATGGTAAAATAAAAGGTTTATTAACACATACCAATGTAAGAAAAGATAAGTGGGATTGTTATCCACATCCTGACTTTGTTGATATGATAATGAGTTTATAACATGGCATTAGTAAAAAAAGTAGATATAAAATTACAGACTAATTTAGATACTACAATTAAATATCAGATTATGACTTATTGTTTTTTTGCAGATATATTAATAAGTAATTCAGATCTTAAATTTTTAATGGAGTTAGCTAAAACAGGTAAAGTAGAACTTACTATATTTTGTAAAAGTTTGGTAGATAAAGCAATTTTTAAAAGNCCTCAATCAGCTAGAAATGCAATAACTAAAGCAGAAAAAAAACAACTTCTATCAAAAAATGGAATTAATAAAAAAACTATAATTATTAATAANGATATAAATATACAGACTGAAGGTTTAGTATTGTTAGATTATAAAATACTAGGTAATGAATCCCAAGAGTCATAAAGATTTTAAGAAAAATATTGCTGACAAAGTTGGAGTTCATCAAACTGTAGTAGATGATTTTATAGCTTTTTATTATGCTAAGATTAGAAAAAATTTATCAAACTTGGTGTTTCCAAGAATAAATGTAGAAGGGCTTGGTACATTTTATATTAGAAAGAGTAAATTAGATAAAGCTATTAAAAAGAATAAAAGTATCTTAGGTAATTTAACTAAAAGAACTTATAAAGGATTTGCTAAAAGTGAAGATATACAAAACAATATAGTCCAAATGGAAAAAGCTATATTGCAAATGGAACAAGATATAATAAAGAAAAAAATTTTTAAAAATGAAAGGTAGGTGGAGTAAATATTTAGATGCATTTAAAAACCTTGATAAAATAGCAGAAGGAATAAAAAATAATATATTTAAAAAAGAACATTATGAAGCTGTAGCTACAGATAGATTTCAAGTATGTATTAAGTGTTCTTTATTTGATGCTAAGGGAGATGATTGTTTAGCACCAGGGACACAACCTTGTTGTTCTGATTGTGGTTGTTCATTAGCATTTAAAGTTAGATCATTATCAAGTGAATGTCCTAAAGGATATTGGAGTGCACTTATGCCTGAAGAAACTGAAGAAATAATAATTAAACAAATAGAAAAACATGAGTCAGAAATTAACTAAAGCACAAATAATAGGAGAATTATTGGCAGAAGAACAAATATCTGCAGAGGAGGCAATTACTTTATTAAGTGAAAAACCAACTACAATTATTTACAATGTTAGTGTTCCAGAAAATAAAGAAATGCCACTATATGGTAATATGTGGTCTACTAATATAACTACAGATTAATGGCAATTTCATTTAAAGAAGAAGGGCATTTATATGAAAGTATTGATGATGCTAATATTACTTGGTTAAGTGTTACATCATTTATAGGTAAATTTAAACCTAAGTTTGATAGAGATGGCCAAGCTATAAAGTCTTCTAAAAACAAAAGATCTAAATGGTATGGTATGACACCTAAAGAAATTATATCAGCATGGGATGGTGAAACAAATAGAGCTATAACCCTTGGAAACTTTTATCATAATCAAAGAGAAGCAGATATGATGGAGTTAAATACAATAGGTAGACATGGAATAGAAGTACCTATTGTTAAACCTATAGTAGATGAAGAAGGTATTAAATTTGCACCTAAACAAAAACTTGAAGAAGGTGTATATCCTGAACATTTAGTATATTTAAAATCAATTGGTGTATGTGGTCAGGCAGACGTAGTAGAAGTAGTTAATGGTTATATAAATATCAATGATTATAAAACTAATAAAGAAATAAAAGAAAAAGGTTTTACTAATTGGGAAGGTATTACTAATAAAATGTTTAGGCCAGTAAATCATTTAGATGATTGTAATTTAAATCACTATAATTTACAATTAAGTATTTATGCGTATATTATTAAGAAGCATAANCCTAGANTAAAGATAGGTAAACTTACTATACAACATGTTAAGTTTAAACAAGTAGGTACAGATACTAATGGGTATCCTATTAATGAACATATAAATGGAGAACCAGTTTTAGAAGAAGTAAAAATATATGAACTACCATATTTAAAAGATGAAGTAAACTCTTTAGTGATGTGGTTAAAAGATAATATAAAAAAATAAATTAATTCTGATTAATGATAGTAAAATTATTTGACATACAAAACAGTAAGGTTGTAGTAACAGAACATTGTTATACATTACCATTTTTAAAATCAATTATGGATGAATATCCTGAGACACATATGCAAGTATATCAGTATTTATTTTATATGTCTTGCCCTAATCCTGATTTAAATCCATTTTTTAATTTACCTGAACATGAAAAAGAAGATATTATTATAGATGAAATTAAGTTAGAAGAATCACCTGAAGATCCTAAAATAAGATATGGCCTTGACATGTGTAAAAAGATGTATGAAACTCCTACGTTTAGGGCTTATGTAGGAATTAAAGCTATGTTAGACAGGCTTGCTAAGTATATGGAGGTAACCCCTATAGAACATGGTAGAGATGGTAATATGAATTCTATGATAAATGCAGCTGCTAAGTTTGAACAAATTAGACAGTCTTATAAAGGAGCTTATACAGATATGAGAAATGAACAAGAGAGTGCAGTGCGTGGTGGAGCTGGATTAGCATATGATCAATTATAAATAAAACAACAAATATGAAAAATCAAATTGTAGTACCAGTAGGTATGAAATTATTAATAAAAGAAATTAAACCAGAAACTAAAACTAAATCTGGTTTGTATTTACCTCAACAATTTTCCAAACAAACATTTCAAGGTACAGTTGTAGGGAGAGGTGATGAAGTGACATCAATAGAAATTGGTGATACAGTTCAGTATGCTGATCATGCTATGCCTACACCAATGAACCATAATGGTGAAGAACATTTATTACTTCAACTAGGAGATGTATATGCTATTATAAGATATGAGTAGGATTATACCTACATATCAAGATGGTGAGTGGAGTACTACTGAGTTTAAAAGTGATAATGAATTTAGAGAATATCTTGAACTTATATTTAAAGAGCCTGGAAAATATAACTTTACTAAATTAGCTTTAAAATTTAATGAGCAAGCTAGAATTTTTAACTTAGAAGGATATTATTGTAATGCACCTTTTAGATCTAAAGATTTTACAATATATTGGGAAGATCAAAAAAATAAATGCAGAAGTGGAGTACTATATAAAGAAGGTAATAAAGCTTGGTATTTAACAAGAGATTATTATATGTGGCTTAACTTTTTGCCCATATTTGATAAAGAAGAAAAACATTATGGTTTTGCCAAAGTAAGAGATGCACAATATCATATGGCATTATATGAATTGATTGCTGAGTTAAATAATCAACATGTTGCTATACTTAAAAAAAGGCAGATAGCTTCATCTTATTTTCACATGGGTAAGATCATAAATCAATATTGGTTTGAAGAAGGATCAATATGTAAAATAGGAGCTTCATTAAAAGATTATATCAATGATAAAGGTTCATGGAAATTTTTAGAAGAATATAAAACTTTTTTAAATGAGCATACTGCATGGTATAGACCTAGTAATCCTGAAAAGGTTTTGTTATGGCAACAACAGATTGAAGTAAAAATAAATAGCAGAAAAACATCAAGAGGTCTTAAATCAAAGATACAGGGTGCTTCTTTTGAAAAGAATGCAACCACAGGTGTAGGGGGGCCTTGTACATATTTCTTTCATGAAGAGGCAGGAATTGCTAAAAACATGATGCAGACATATGAGTACTTACGTCCAGCAATGTCTTCCGGTATGATGACAACAGGTCAATTTATTGCAGCTGGATCAGTGGGTGATTTAGAACAATGTAACCCATTGAAAGATATGATACTTAGTCCAGGTGCAAATGATATATATGCTGTAGAAACTAATCTTATGGATGCTGATGGAACTATTGGTATGGCAGGTTTATTTATTCCTGAGCAATGGTCAATGCCACCTTATATTGATAAGTATGGTAATTCTCAAATAGAAGAGGCTATACAAGCAATTAAGATGGAAAGAGAAAGATGGAAGAATGAATTAAACGGAGAACAATTTCAATTAAGAATATCCCAGAAACCTTTAAATATTGCAGAAGCTTTTGCATATAGAAAAGAATCAATATTTCCTCAAGGTATATTAAGTAAACAATTAAAAAAGATTGAAGAAAAGGAATACCCTTATGAACTAATTAAATTAGATAGAGATGAGACAGGAATAATTGCTTCTAGAACAAGCAAACTTCCTATATCACAATTTCCAGTAAATAAGAAACAAACTGATAAAACTGGTACTGTAGTTGTGTGGGAAAGACCAGCTAAAAAAAGACCTGACTTTGGGGCATACTATGCTTCTATTGACCCTGTATCAGAAGGTAAAACAACTACATCAGATTCTTTGTGTAGTATATTTGTTTATAAAAATGCAATAGAAGTAACAAGAACATTAGCAGGCGGTGATGTAGAACAGTTTATAGAAAAAGATAAAGTAGTAGCTGCATGGTGTGGTAGATTTGATGATATAAATAAAACCCATGAAAGATTAGAAATGATTATAGAATGGTATAATGCTTGGACTATTGTAGAGAACAATATATCATTATTCATTCAACATATGATAGCAAGAAAAAAACAAAGGTATTTAGTTCCTAAACAACAGATATTATTTTTAAAAGATCTTGGATCAAACAAAACTGTATATCAAGAATATGGTTGGAAAAATACAGGAACATTATTTAAAAGTCATTTAATATCTTATGCAATAGAATTTTTAAGAGAAGTAATAGATGAAGAAACTGATAAAGAAGGGAATGTAATGACACAAACATTAGGTATAGAAAGAATTCCAGATCCTATGCTTTTAAAAGAAATGCAAGCCTATCATCCTGGACTTAATGTGGATAGAATGGTAGCATTTGGTGCATTGATTGCATTTGTTAAAATACAGCAGTCAAACAGAGGATATACTAAAAGACGTGAATCAGAGGACAATTCCTTGGTAAACTCAGAAAAAATAAGTAAATTAAAGTATAGTCCGTTTAAGAATCTGGGACGTGGTAAAAGAGATAATAATTCTAGAATTAGAAGATCTGGCTTTAAAAATTATAAATAGATGAGAGTATTAAATGCAATGCAACTTAAGAATGGGGCCAAAGCAGAAGGTGGACCTACGTTTTCTAGTTTAACACAGCCGGTCCAGTTTTTACCATATAAGAAAAAAGATGATGATTGGGCTGCATGGAATTTAGATTGGTTAGAACTTCAAGGTATTGAGTTTTTACGTATTAACTCTAGAAGACTATTAAAGAATTATAAATTAGCAAAAGGAGTAATTGACAAATCAGATTACATTGTAGAACCAGATAATGACTACAAAGATTTAATGGACACTCTTACAAAAGAAAATGATTCTGCATTAGAATTAAAATTTTATCCAATTGTACCAAATGTAATTAATGTATTAACTGGTGAATTTGCAAAAAGATATTCCAAAGTACAATTTAGAGCAGTAGATGATGCATCTTATAATGAGATGTTAGAGCAAAAAAGAATGCAAATAGAAGAAGCTCTTTTATCAGATGCTGAAGCTAACCTTGTACGTAGAATGGTTGACATGGGCATGGATCCAGCCTCTGAAGAAGCACAACAACAAATGTCTCCTGAAGCTATTAAGTCATTACCAGAAATTGAAGACTTCTTTAGTAAGTCATATAGAAGCATGGTTGAAGAATGGGCATCTCACCAACTTGCAGTAGATGATGAAAGATTCAAAATGCAAGAACTTGAAGAAAGAGGGTTTAGAGATATGCTTATTGCAGATAGAGAGTTTTGGCATTTCCGTATGTTAGAAGATGACTATGATGTAGAGTTATGGAATCCTGTATTGACATTCTATCAGAAGTCTCCAGATCAAAGATATATAGCAGATTCAAATTATGCAGGTAAGGTTGATCTAATGACTGTATCAGATGCAATTGATAGATATGGTTATTTAATGGATGAAAAACAATTAAAATCATTACAAAGAATTTATCCAGCTAGATCTGCACAGTATCAAGTAAATGGATACCAAAATGATGGGGCATATTATGATGCAACAAGATCACATGAGTGGAATACTAATTCACCAGGTTTAGCATACAGACAATATACAAGTAACTATTGGAATGATCCAGCAAATGGTGGTGATATACTAAGTGAGATACTTGATGAGAATGAAGATGTATCATCATGGGGTGAAGGAAACTTATTAAGAGTTGCAACAATATATTGGAAGACTCAAAGNAAAGTAGGACATTTAACAAAGATAGAAGATGATGGGGAAGTAACTCAAGAAATAGTTGATGAGACATTTANGATTACTAAGAAAGCAATTTTTGATACATCAATCTTTAAGAATAAAACTAAAGAAAATTTATTACAGGGCGAACACATAGAATGGATATGGATTAATGAAGTTTGGGGTGGGGTTAAAATAGGTCCAAATTTACCTGCTATGTGGAGGTCTACAATGGGTGATAATATAAACCCTATATATTTAGGAATAAATAGAACTAAACCTGGTAGATTACCTTTTCAATTTAAAGGTAACAATACACTTTATGGATGTAAACTTCCTGTAGAAGGAAGAGTGTTTTCAGATAGAAATACCAGATCAACTTCATTAGTAGATTTAATGAANGCATANCAAATTGGGTACAATATGGTTAATAACCAAATTGCAGACATTNTGATAGATGAATTAGGAACAGTAATTATGTTTGATCAAAATGCTTTACCACGTCATTCTATGGGAGAAGATTGGGGTAAAAACAATTATTCAAAAGCATGGGTAGCAATGAAAGATTTTCAAATGTTACCATTAGATACTTCAATTACTAATACTGAGAATGCTACGAACTTTAACCATTATCAGACTTTGAACATGGAGCAGACTAGTAGGTTGATGTCAAGAATACAATTAGCTAATTATTTTAAACAACAATGTTTTGATGCTATAGGAATCAACCCACAACGTCTAGGAGGAGCTGTATCAGCTCAAACCGCAACTGGGGTAGTTCAGGCTATGCAACAATCATACGCTCAAACAGAGATGTATTTTGTACAACATTCAGATCATCTAATGCCAAGAGTACATCAAATGAGAACTGATCTAGCACAATACTATTATAGTACAAACCCAAGTGTTAGGTTATCATACATCTCTACAGAAGCAGAAAAAGTTAATTTCCAGATTAATGGTACTGAACTATTACTTAGAGATTTTAATGTATTTGCAACTACTAAAACTAATCACAGAGCTATCTTAGAGAACTTGAAACAAATGGCTCTTACTAATAATACAACAGGAGCAAGTATTTATGAACTTGGTAATATTGTTAAAGCTGACTCAATTGCAGAAGTATCAGATATACTAAAAGACTCTGAAACTAGAATGCAGAAGCAAAGAGAGCAAGATATGCAACAGCAACGTCAGATGCAGGAACAACAATTACAAGCTAAGGCTCAAGAAGATCAGCAAAAACTTCAAGTTGAAATGTCTGAAAATGAAAAAGACAGACAGAATGATATTACATTAGCAGAAATTAGATCAGCAGGATATGGTTCTATGGTTGATATTAACCAAAACCAACAATCTGATTTTCAGGATGCTATGAAAGATATTAGAGAAACTACTCAGTACCGTGAACAAATGAATTTAAAGCGTGAAGAGAATGCTTCTAAATCAAGTATGGAAAATAGTAGGTTATCTGTTGAAAGAGAAAAAATAGCTGCTGATAAACAAATTGCTAACACAAAACTACAAATAGCAAGGGAGAATAAAAACAAGTATGATTCACCAAAAAAGAAAGACAAAAAGTAAGCGTTAGCTATATACTGCAATTTATTTTCACTTTTCTAAAAATTTTTTAAGTTTAACATAGTAATATATTATAAAAGATTTCTTATATTATATATGTAAGAAGTATTAATATTAAAACCAACAAATATTATGAGTGCAACAGAAACACAAACTGTGAAAAGTAAAGTAGAACAAGTAGATATAAATTTAGATGAAATATTCAACGCTGCTCCAAGTGGTGCTGATATGATTCAAGATACTAAGGTTAAACCAAAAAATATTTTTTCAGGTTTAACAGAAAAAGCTGACATGTCTTTTGCTGATCCAGACACTACAGATGTAGATGATCTAGATGCTAAAGTAGAAGAAAGTAAAGTTGAAGAATCTACTGAAGAAAAAGTAGAAGAAGTAAAAGCTGAATCAAAACCAGAAGAAGCTAATGAAATATTAGATTCTTTAGATGATGTTGATGAAGAAGTAGAAACTAAGAAAGAAGAGAAAAGAGGTAGAAAGTCAATTAATGGTATATCAGATGTATTTAGTAAATTAATTAAGGAAGATAAAATTGTTCCTTTTGATGATGATAAAGCATTAGAAGAATATACAGCAAAAGATTGGGAAGAACTTATTCAAGCAAATTTGGATGAGAAAGCTAATCAAGTTAGACGTGAAACACCTAAACAATTTTTTCAAAGTTTACCACAAGAATTACAAATTGCTGCTAAATATGTAGCAGATGGTGGCAAGGATTTAAAAGGAATGTTTGCTACATTATCACAAGTAGAACAACATAAACAGTTAGACATTAAAAAATCAGGAGATCAAGAAAAGATTATTACTGAATACTTAAGTGCAACTGGTTATGGAACTGCAGAAGATATACAAGAAGAAATAGAAATATGGAAAGATTTAGGAAAGTTAGAATCACAAGCTTCTAAGTTTAAACCTAAATTGGATAAGATGCAAGAAAAGGTTGTTGCACAAAAACTTCAAGCACAAGAGTTAAAGAAGAAACAACAAGAGAATGCATCACAAGAATACATGAAAAATGTATATGAAACATTAAAAGAAGGTAAGTTAGGAGATTTAAAAGTAGATAGAAAGACTCAAGCCATGTTATATAATGGTTTAGTTCAACCTAATTACCCATCAGTAAGTGGAACTAATACTAATTTATTAGGACACTTGCTAGAAAAATATCAATTTGTAGAACCTAATTATGGATTGATCTCTGAAGCTCTGTGGCTTTTACAAGACCCAGTAGCTTACAAAGCAAAGATCATGGATAAGGGTGCACAAAAAAGTGTTGAGAAGACGGTCAGAAAATTGAAGAGTGAACAAACTAATGCAGGCGGATCTTCATTAGGGGTGCAATCTAGAGATGAAGAAAGTAAAAGATCTTCAAAAAGAAAGATTCAAAGACCAACCAACATATTTAAAAGAATTTAATTAAGTAAATTAAATATAAACAAAAACAATTATTAATCAAAACAATCAAAATTATGGCAACTCCAGTTTTAAATAATGGGATTTTCCTACGTGATACAAGCTACAAAGCAAGTTCACATGTTGATTCTTATCACCTTACACAGATGCTCGGTAACCCTGAGCCTATGGATATGGGACCAATTGATTTATGGGCTATGACCCAAAAGGTAGAAATGCCTTTATATCAAATGGCTTCATTCGGTGGAAAGAATACAATCATGGTGGATAATGCTAGAGGTGAGTACAAGTGGCAAACTCCTATTGCACAAGATCTTCCGTACATTGTTGCGGATATTGAACCAGCTAATGCTAGTAAAGGTACAGATGGTACATTATTTAAGATCAAAATTAACAAAAGAACTTTTGGACATGGTGACATTATTACTTATGATAAGTATAATGGACTAGAACTTTACATCACAGCAGATGATATTATCCCTGCAGGTGACGGTTTTGTTTACACTGTTCAATTAGTGAACAACAACAACACGGCTTTCTTGGATAACAAGTATTTAGCTAAAGGTACTAAATTCTTCAGAAAAGGTTCTGCAAGAGGAGAGTACGGAGAAAGATTCTCTGACATTGAAACAGGTTCTGGTTTCCGTGAATTCTACAACTTTGTAGGAGGAGCAGAAGCACATGTACACTATTCAATTTCTTCAAGAGCAGATTTAATGATCAAAGGCGGATTAAACGCTGATGGTACTGTACCTGTTACTGAAATCTGGAGAAACTTCAACACAGATCCAAACAATCCATCAGTACCTAGTATTGAAGGACTTGTAGCAAACATGGGTAAAGCAGGAGCAAGAGAAGCATTTGAAAATGGAACTCTTACAAGAACTTTCATTACAAATATGGAAGCAGCTCACTTATCTAAAATTGCAACGGATATTGAAACTTACCTAATGTGGGGTAAAGGTGGTAGAATTAAGCAAGATGGACCGGATGATATTAGATTATCTGTAGGTTTATGGGCACAGTTAGATAACTCTTTCAAAAGAGTATATAACAAGTCTTCATTTACTCTTGACATGTTTAAGTCTGA